GGAAAGACTGATGTTGGTATTATAACATCATCCCCATAGACGCTTACCAAACTTTGGTCCGCGTCCAGCGCTTCAGTGCAGCAAATTGCGACTGCATAGAAGATGAGAGACTCTAAAGAGAATGTGAACCCGTTCCCCATACTGGAGAACTTAGCCCACGGAATAACTTCCTCTTCGAGTCCATCTCGTTTAATAATGCCGTATTTGGTTCGACAGCTATCCATTACGGAGTACCATCGAGGGGGCAAAAGCTCCCGAACGACAGAGGCCGCAATAGAGTCACTAGCCGAGGACAAATCAACAGTTGCGACGAGGCCCGTTTCCGAGCCAAGCCGTGCCAACCGTTGGTTTCTGCCCTGGTCGTGTAAGTCGATACCAAACCGAAGAAGGCGCCTATTGATCATTTCGCCAATCGATTTCTGAAACCAGAGATTGATCCCAGGTTCTATGGCGATAACTCGATCCGTTGTTGCATCCTTCGGAACAGTGATAACTTTGCTCCCTACCTGAAATTCGGGGTATTTAGTTCCGAACGCCAGGTGCCGGGCCCACAGGGGATAAATCTTTCCCATGAGATCGGGTGGGATTAAAGAGTAGAGGTCACGCGTTATACCAGTTTCACACTGGAATTTTCTTGATGAACTAGCGTCCGCACGTTTGATTAACGTACTCGCACCAGGACCCCAGTCAGACGACGACGCAAATTCTTCGGCATCGAATTCGCCAAGGATCGCCTCGATTTTTCGAACAACTGCATGATGCAATTGCACGTGCTCACCAGTATAAAACTCGTGAGTAGCGAGGTTAGCGAAGCGTACATTCGATTGCTTACACAGATCTTCGTATTTTTTGAATTTCTGTAAGGCCACTTCCTCAAGGTCCGCTCCCAGGTTAAGTCCTGTGAACTTTGAAAGAAGTTTAGTGGCCGCATAAGCATCCCGGACATCCGCAAAACTGTTATAGTCTAGCGGATTAAACTCCAAGTTTGCCAGTTGGTCATGCTCATTGTTTTGATACATGAGCCAAACGGCTAGTGAACGAGGACAATCCAGGGACCGTAATACTGCGCCGATAGCACGAGCTTCAAGCTTCGGGTCTACGCGGTACTTTAGCAATCCTTTCAAGAATTGCTTTCCACACACATCATGAGACATGGAGGTACTCCTTTGAGTTAAGAAAAATCATTCGCAAATCCTGAGGTTACCCCCAGGGCGCGTCGAAATTCTCGATTGCGTTACGAAGGGGCGACACAGTAGCATCACTGGGAGCGCCGTCCGAAGCCGTAATCGTTGCCATATGCAATGACATGACAAGGTCGAGCAATGCTTGCCTCTCCCACGCCAGGCCACGCTCTGGTAACAACCACTCACCCGAGAACATGTGCGAGTATGCCACCTGAGGCGCCGGCGTAAAGCCGGTAGCTGTAGATGGGCTCGCCACTTCCAGGGAAGGGAGCACCACATTAGCGGACACTCTGTATATCCGACTTGCCTTATTAGGCGGCCGGACACGCAAAGTAACCGAAGGGTAACCGATGGCGATTCCGCCAGAACGGTCAACCCACCGCGCGACACCAGGAGCCGTAAAGCCCTCAGGGTCGAAGGTTCTTGTAACGCCGATCGCCGCATCGCCCACCGTCTTGTGAACCGAATCCATCCGATTCGCAATCAAGGCGAGTGACACAGCTCCGGCGAGTTTCATGGAGGCTAGAGCCGACATGATAATACCTTTCAAAGGTGTTACATTAGAACTGGCCTAAACTATCTGCCGTAGAATCGCTGGCCACTAAAGGCCACCCTCATCAAAGCAAGGGCATTAAGTGCGTGTGTGGGGGATACCGGGTTTTTCCACGAGGGTCGCGTCATGCTCGGAAATTCGGTCAGCTTCAACCGATCGAACAGAACAGCGTCTCGCGAATAATTGCCAGTCCTCCAATGCACCCGTGTAGCGTCTTCTTCGTAGAAATCCACGTTCTGATGTGCAGTCTGTCTCGTGAACCGAGTTTCGAACCCATCAACAAAAGAGAGCCCTTCCCAGTGTTTTAAGCCGGTTAGATACTCTCCAATGGGCAAGAACCAGTCAACGACAAAGCTGTACGGTATGAGCTCCCACGCTAGGCTTATGGGATTATTGAAACCGATCTGCGACAGAAACGCCGACAGCGGTTCACCGATCCTGTATCTCATTCCAAACTTGATTTCTGTTTGGGTTATGAGCATCCAGTTCCCAGAAGATGTCTTTTCTCCCGGAACTATCAGCGGTCCACCTTCGGAATTTGTTACTGTCGAAGAAGAGCGCGCTGTTTGCACCATAAAAGTCCCGCTGTTAAGATAAGCAAGACTCTTAGCGGCACCGTGGACATCCTGAAGTAAAGGCTTCCACCCATATTGTAACTCGAGCCAGTTCTTACTAGCAGAGTTCATAACGGTGTATCGGCCTGGATCCTGTCTTTTTAGGATCCCTCCAGGTCCCGGGACGTACGTAGTACCCGGGCGAAATCTCGGTTGCTCTTTCTGCCATAGAATCGATACAGCCAAAGGAATGTTTCTCCCTTTAACGGCACGTATCGCACCAGTCAGTCGCTTGCAAGTATCTGCTACAACGCGAGTTAACTGATTGACCTGTACGAGATCCTGAGCCAGATTATTTACTTCCTGGCCTGCTCTCTCGGCTAGTTTACTAATGGCTTTATTCCGGCGCGATGTATCATGCACCGGCGTTGGTACACCCAGCCACACACCTTCCATCGGGCCCGACCCAAACGTATGACTTAAATCGCTTCCGTATCCAGGCTTTCGCCTATCGGACTCGGTGTAGCAACCGTCACTCGTTGTATAGGTATAGACATGATGGGGGTTAACGGGTAATTGTCGCTTCTTCAACCCTCCGAAACCTGGCGTTCTCACGCCGGTCCAGGATCTGTAATACACGACACGATTTGCATTCCCCGTAATAGGGGCAGGCTCACCGTAAATACTACCGTGCTCACTGATTTGCGGAATTAACCGGTACCGAATTTCAGTACCGGGCCGCAAGGCCGAAGGCTTAGAAAACCCTAGGTGTTTCTTCCGACGATCGTGATTACTCATCGGTAGGCTCTTGCTATCGCCCTTAAGGCGGCAGCACGTAGCGACGGCGAATAGTGAACGCGCACATGAGTATGGTACTTTACGTAATCATATGGGACGTTCGCCTTCGCAGTCCAACAGGTTTTACCCCTCTCCCACGACGTTGCACAGATCTTCACCCTGGTAATCGACGAGGACGCGATCAGCTCCACAGGCTGCCTCATGAGTTGTTCAAACCTCATGTCTGCAGACTGCGCGATCAATTTGTCTCCGCTAAACGCCATTAAAGTGATGAAAACTCCATGCTTATAATAGGAGGTGATATTCTGTTGCGCGGCACTCTGCTGCGCCGCGACTCTTATCATACACCAAGAGGGAGGTTTGTAATCGTACGAGTAAGAATACTTCATATCGCACGACCAACCAACTCGGTGAAGCCGAGTATCCGGACTAGAAGGAAAATCAAGGAGATAGAAACAGCTCCTGTGACGAACCCAAAGGCGAACGCAGTAACGACGCCGAATTTCACTGCTTGTATTTCTACTTGCAGTAGTTTAGCGACATTCGCTCGCATTTTATCGACCATGGGTTCCCTCCTAATTATATAGCGCAGTTCATCGCGCCACCGGATGACGAGCCAATCATCAGCTCGTTTAAACACCCCACGAGAGCATCAACTCAGACATATCAAGAAGCCACATATGTGCTTATTAAGGCATGCGTGGTATTATCACGCAACATCTGACAAACGAGAGATCGGCAAAAGGTTTCCAATCACCGAGTCTTTCTATTGCGCTTGTTTGGCGCAATTCATGTCTCCCACAGCTTAAAGCTGGTTGGCCGGGTTTCGAATCCGACCATAGGGAATGGATGTCACTGTAGCGGGGTAATGTCTTGCTGAGAGGCCCCCACCCGACGTGAAGTTGGCGGACTCGGTGGCTGCCGTGTTCTCCAGGACGAAGTAGTAGCGCGAGCCGGCGCGGTCGCCGCCATACAGCGTGCTGCTGAGCGCCTTGTTCGTGTGGTACACCGATCCG